CTAGTTCTTTCAACATGCGCACCACTTTGCTTACTACCCAAAATATGTATACAAACACCGTCAGAACTGCACTTTCACTGTTATGTTGTGATTTTCCTATCCAGCTAGATCTTGATTCCCGTTACACCACTGTGCTGCTTACCGCTTGTTTCAGTGCTCAAAAATGCATCGTAGACAATGTACGAACACTGCTTGCCTACGATGTCAAAAATAACAAATACCAATGTTTTCTCAATATTTCAATCGAATCTGTTATGCGTTTGTATATGTCACATTCTGCTTCTTTTCACGAACAAGTACCTGCTTGTATCAACTTGCAAGAGTACCTCACACGTCATGGTGTTGTATACCATGACCGTAAAACAAACCATAACGCTACTAACCTGTGGCCCCAAAAAAACGAATATAGAACCAGCAATAAAACAGCCGGGACGCATGAGCCTGGCAAAAGTGCGAATGAGGATAGTATACACGTTGTGCTGACCAACGGCGTTGCTTTCCCCAACCATGACAGTGGGCAGGTCAAGGCTGCTGTCAGGTTGAATCATTACGTATCTTCTGACTGTAACAAACCAAACTACTTGCCTTACAAGACAGGCAAGAAAGCTCGTGATAAAGCAAACATGCACTACTGCGACATTTTAACTTCTATCCGCTCTAACTCAAATGGACCTGACATACAGTACATACACTCCCATGCACTACTCAACTCTTTTACAAACGATCAGGGGTGTGCAGCACTACTTCTGTCGCTTAGCTTGCGCCAGTTTTACTCTAGCCCGGGCGACCTCGCTTGCGCTGTGGTTAGCAAACCCAACGACGCTAAGGGGGCCACAATTGTCATCAAGGCGCTTGGACTACACCGCTACGCACAAGCGACTGTATTGTGCGAAGGGCAAGCCCTGCAAGGCCGAGGTGTTGGTGACGTCGACATACTTGCACATGCCCGCGCACGTTGCGACGAAAACTCAGTCAATGCTACCATCGCGCACTTCACACGTGATGAATTGCGGCCAGTTATACGCCGCATACTGCAAGAGGAGCTCGGTGACGCCATCATCAAGTATGATTCGCCACAAACACATTGGACTAGACGCTGGGGCTGGTTCGTGAATGGATCTCATGCGCCTCCGTTGCTACAAGATGACCGGCCTAGCGAGTTACAATGCTTCCAGCAAGTATACAGACGCATGTATGCTGAGTACACTGACAAAACACCAACGGCCGGCTGGGATGGAACCACCCTCGCCCGTGCCAGTCTTAAATTCGAACACGGAAAAACTCGAGTTCTATACGCCTGTGACAGCAGATCATATGTTGCCTTCAGCCACCTCTTGTCACCGGTAGAACGTGTTTGGAGGAGCCGCAGAGTCGATCTCGACCCGGGCAAACTTGGGCACGTTGGCATTGCCAAACGTATAAATCTGCTGCGACAAGAGGGTGGGAGTGTTAATATCATGCTCGATTATGATGACTTCAATTCCGCACATTCAAACGAGGCTATGGCCACTGTCATTGAGGAGTTAGGCACGTACGTCGGATATGATAAGCTGTTACTGCAGCCGCTCGTTGATAGCTTCTACCGTAATTACCTAATAGTAGGTGGCAAATGTGTCGGCCAATCCGTAGGCACGCTAATGTCGGGCCATCGCGGCACCACCTTCCTTAACTCGGTGCTCAATGCAGCCTACATCCGGCTTGCCATCGGAGACAGTCTATACACTCAGACTCCATTCTTGCACGTCGGCGACGACATATACGCGGCGGCCATGACTTACGAACATGCTGCTGAGATTGTGACCCGCTGCCGCGACGCTGGCTTGCACATGAACCCACTAAAACAAAGTATCGGCGCATACACTGCCGAGTTTTTACGTCTTGCAATTACTGACAGTCACGCCAGAGGCTACCTTCCTAGAGCTATTGCTTCCGCCGTTAGTGGTAACTGGACAACTGACACAATACTACAACCCAACGAGCGCGTACAGTCCTTAGTGCTGTTAACACGCACCCTGATCAACCGCGGTTACACCCGTATATATTCTGACATCATATCCCGAGCAACCCACAACATTACGGGCTGTCCACACAAAATCCTCTCGCAATTACTATCTGGGCATAGCAGTTATAATGGAGGGCCTGTCTATGCCCACGCAACTAACCCACAACTAATCAAGTTTGAAGGCAAAACCGTGCCTTGGTCCGACGACATTGACGTGATGACACTGCCTCGTATGGCTAGTGACGATTACATCACAAACCATATGAAACCACTTGAACTATATGCCACAGCTACACTTGGTATTGATTTTCGACCGGCAATGGCCGATGCCTCCTACTCAAAGGCACGTCCTGCTTCTAAGGTCGATCTCACCTCGTATAGCTTCAAAGCATACAACATTCAACGTGGTTACGGTGACATCGCTCTGTCTGTGGCAATACAGCAGCCGCGTGACGTCGGCATATTATGCAATTACCCGTTACTACACCTCGTTAAAGAGCAGTTATCTAATACTCAGCTTGTCGATCTACTTCGTCTCGCTGGGTACATTGCAACACCTGATACTGCTGGCCGGCTGGCTTGGGGAGCAGAGGCCACTATTTCTGTCATAAATGGTATTGCTAGTTATGCTGATGCGTCGCGTGCTGCAAACAACGTCGCTTGTTCTACAATACGAGCCGACTTTCCTGTCTACATGTAATCGTAGAGGGAGTACATCCTGAGTAGGTG